CGTTGTGACTTTACCAGAAGGTACTTTCTCTGATTTTTCTGCTGGTGATATTGTTGAACTTACTGGTATTGTTCCAGCAGGTATTAACACAACAGCAGCAACCGTTGCGTCAGTAGATGCAACAAACCGTGCTGGAGCAGGTGGATTTAATAGAGTAATTACTCTTACTTGGAATACTTCAAGTCAAGGTGCTCCAATTACTACTTCCACTGGTGTTCTAAGAAGAACGACAAAAGTTGCTGCTTATGGAGCAGGTGGAAAACTTCATATCACAGAAATTCAAATCGCAGGTGGTTAATCCAATGAAACTTATCACAGAAGAAATAGAAAAGGTTAAAGTTATTGTTGAAGAAACCAACGGTAAAAAGTCTCTTTTTATTGAAGGTATTTTTCTTCAAGCAAACAAACCAAACAGAAACAAGCGTCTCTATGAAATGAGAACTCTTGAAAGAGAGGTCAAAAGATACAATGAAAATTATATTCAAAAAGGTCGTGCTCTTGGAGAACTTGGACATCCAGATGGTCCAGCTTTAAATCTTGATAGAGTTTCACATAAAATTATTTGTTTAGAAAAAGTTGGAGACAACTTTGAAGGAAGAGCAAAAATTCTTTCCACTCCAATGGGTAAGATTGCATCATCTCTTCTTGGTGAAGGTGTGATGTTGGGTGTTTCTTCTCGTGGTGTTGGTTCATTAATTCCAACACACGAAGGTTATTCAGTTGTTGGTGAAGACTTTATGCTTGCAACTGCTGCTGATATTGTTGCTGACCCTTCTGCTCCTGATGCTTTTGTGAATGGAATTATGGAAGGAAAAGAGTGGGTTTGGGATGGTGGAATTCTTCGTGAAAGAGCCGCAGAAGCAGCAAAAAGAAAAATAAACGCATTAGTAGACCAAAAAAGGTTGGAAGAACAGAAGGTTGATTTGTTCCAAGACTTTTTATCAAATTTATAAATTATAAATAAATAAAGATTAAACAATAGGTTAATCGGAGAGATCTAAAATGTCCCGTGGTAAAAATTTACAAGAAATGGAAACAGGCACTAAACAATCTAAAACTGCTGTGAATGCTGGTGCAAAAGCAGCAGAACCAATGCAGAAATTAACCACAGGCATTCCTGATGGTCAAACTGGTAGTTGGGAAGATCTTGGAGGACCAACTCCAGAGAACTATAAATCAGATGATGATTCTGCAAAACTTTCAATTCCCAGTGCAACTCTTAAGCAAGTTAAGAATGTTGTAAATAAGGGTGCAAAGGCAGCAGATGCTATGAAGTCTCTTGCTAAAGAATCAGTCGAGGAAGATGAGGACGAAGAACTCATCGATGACGAGTCTGAGTACGAAGATGATGAAGTAGTCTCCGAAGCAAAAGAAAAGTCTTCTAAAGATGATGAAGAAGATGATGATGAAGAAGGTGAAGATGAAGATAGTGAAGAAGATGATAAAGAGGACAAGAAAGAAAAAGCAATGAAAGAGGCATTTGCCCAAATCGAGGAAGAAATCGAAGAGGATGTAAATGCACTTCTTTCTGGTGAAGAACTCTCCGAAGATTTTAAGGTAAAAGCCAAAACAGTTTTTGAAGCTGCTTTAAATGCAAGAACCGAACAAATCGAAGAAGCAATTGTTCATCAATATGAACAAAAGCTTGCCGAAGAAGTAGAAACAATTAAAGAAGAATTAACCGACCGTCTTGATGCATACCTTGAGTATGTTTCAGAAGAATGGTTGCAAGAAAATGCTCTTGAAGTAGAGCAAGGTCTTAAGACTGAAATGACTGAATCATTCCTTACTGGAATGAAGAGTCTTTTTGAAGATCATTATGTAACAATCCCTGAAGATAGATATGATGTACTTGAGAGTATGGTAGAAAAACTTGATGAAATGGAAAATAAACTCAACGAGCAAATCGAAAGAAATGTTGCTCTGAATAGAAGATTAGCAGAGTCGGTTACTGAAGTAATCTTTGCCGAAGTTTCTGAGGGTCTCGCACTTTCTCAGAAGGATAAACTCGCTTCTCTTGCTGAAAATGTTGAGTTTGATAGTGAATCAGAATATCGTGAGAAGCTGGTAACATTAAGGGAATCATATTTCCCAAGAAACACTGGTACTCAAAGAGATAACTCGGACTATATCGCAGAAGAAACTGATTATTCGCAACCAGTATCTGGTTCGATGTCATATTATCTCGATGCACTCCAAAGAGTTTCCAAAAAGTGATTTTTAAATTATAACAATCAAACTAAAACTTTTTTTAAAGAGGTAAAACAAATGCAAATGTTCAACGCAGAACATCTGCAGGAGAAGTGGGCACCACTCCTTGACTATCAGGGACTTGATGGAATCAAAGATTCACATCGTAGAATGGTAACCGCAGTTCTCCTGGAGAATCAAGAAAAATTCCTTCGTGAGGAAAAAGATTTCCTTGGCGAAGCATCCTATACTGGTTCAACTGGCAGTACTGCCGGTTTCTCTGGTGGTGCTACTGGTGCTGGTCCAGTTGCAGGTTTCGATCCTGTTCTAATTTCACTCATCCGTCGTTCAATGCCTAACTTGGTCGCATATGACCTCGCAGGTGTTCAACCAATGAACGGTCCTACAGGACTTATCTTCGCAATGCGTTCACGTTATACCAATCAATCAGGTTCTGAAGCATTCTTCGATGAAGTCGATTCTTCATTCTCTGGTAGAAAGGGCAATCAATCTCAGTATGCTGTAGATCCAACTGTACAAGCAAACGTAGGCTTCGGTACTACTGCTGCTCAAACTGGTAGCAATCCCGGTGTTCTTAATGCTGCTGGTGCTAATCAGCAAAATTATAACGTCGGTGGTGGCATGGCTACCTATGACGCAGAAAGACTTGGTGCATCAGGTTCTGAAAGCTTCAATGAGATGGCATTCTCAATCGAGAAAGTCACCGTTACTGCAAAGTCAAGAGCACTCAAGGCTGAGTACTCACTTGAACTCGCACAAGACCTTAAGGCAATTCATGGTTTGAATGCTGAAGCGGAATTGGCAAATATTCTCTCTTCTGAGATTCTTGCTGAAATCAACCGTGAAGTTATTCGTACCATCTACAAGACTGCTGAACCTGGTGCTCAGTTCAACGTTGCTACCGCTGGTACTTTTGACCTTGACATCGACTCTAATGGTCGTTGGTCAGTTGAGAAGTTCAAGGGTCTTATCTTCCAAATCGAGCGTGATGCTAACGCAATCGCACAAAGAACTCGTCGTGGAAAGGGCAACATCATCATGTGTTCATCTGATGTTGCTTCTGCACTTTCAATGGCTGGTCTTCTTGACTACACCCCTGCACTTAATGCAAACCTTAACGTAGATGATACTGGCAATACTTTTGCTGGTGTTCTTAACGGTAAGTATAAAGTTTATATTGACCCATATTCGGGTGGTGCTGGAAACCCAGCATCTGGTATTGGTGCTGGTGGTCAGTATTACGTTGTCGGTTATAAGGGTTCTTCCCCTTATGATGCAGGTCTCTTCTATTGTCCTTATGTTCCTCTCCAAATGGTTCGTGCCGTTGGTGAGAACACCTTCCAACCAAAAATTGGCTTTAAGACCCGTTATGGTCTTGTTGCTAATCCATTTGCTGAAGGCAAAGATCAAGGTCTTGGTGAAATCTTGACCAACTCAAACCGTTACTACAGAAGAGTACAAATTCAAAATCTTATGTGAGTCTTTCTCACAAAAGTTTTTAGAGACCCGAAAGGGTCTCTTTTTTTATGTCTATAAATAAAAATAAAAATGGCTTCACCCTCGTTATCAAATCAAATTGGAAATAAAAACTTCTTATCTCCATTAGGATTTAAGTTCATATTAGCAAAGTATCCAAAAATTGATTTCTTTTCCAATTCAGCAGAAATACCTGGAATCAATCTTGGTGTAGCAATTCAACCAACTTATTTAAAAGATATTCCAATTCCTGGTGATAAGATTACTTATGATGATTTTAATTTAAAATTTTTTGTTGATGAAAATTTAGAAAATTATCTTGAAGTTCATAACTGGATAAGAGGTCTTGGATATCCAGAAAATGTTGCAGAATATCAAGAATTTATCAATAGAGACCCATATAATCCAGGAATTCAAAATGCATCATCAGGTCAATCTGATGGAAGTTTAATCATTTATAATAGTAATTATAATCCAGTATCAACAGTTAGTTTTAAAGGTTTATTTCCAACATCACTTTCTACGATTAATTTTGATTCTACTAATACTGATGTTCAGTATGTTACAGCGCAAGTAAATTTCAAATATACTTTATATGACATAACAACTTATTGAAATTATGAACCTCGATGAAATACAGTCATTGTGGGAGCAAGATTCAATTATAGACCAAGATAATCTACACAATGAGTCTATTAAAATACCTGCTCTTCATGCAAAATATTATAAACTTTATAACAATATTCTTCTTCTTCGAAAATTAGAAGAATCTAAATATAAAATTTTAAAAAAAGAAAAATGGATGTATTACTCTGGTAAGGCAGAACCAGAAGTATATAAAGAAAAACCATTTGACCATAAGGTTTTAAAACCAGACATAGATAAGTATATGGATGCTGATGAAGACTTGATTAAGTCAGTGTCCAAAATAGATTACTACCAAACAATGCTTAGTTATTTGGAAAGTATATTAAAGACAATCTTAAATAGAACTTACCAAATAAAAAACGCAATCGAATACATGAGATTTACAGCAGGATATGGCTAATATCACTATACAAAAAAAGAACGAGATTTATTTAAAAATCGAAACAGAACCACATATTCATCAAGAATTATCTGAATATTTTACATTTGAAGTTCCTGGCGCAAAGTTCATGCCTCAGTATAGGAGTAAATATTGGGATGGAAAAATAAGACTTTATAGCAATCATAATGGTGAAATATATGTTGGTCTTTTAGACAAATTAGTTGCTTGGGCAAAAAATTGTGAATATACAGTAGAATTCAAAGATAATAAATTTTATGGTTCTCCATTTGAAGAGAATGAACTGATTTCTGTTGAAGGTGTATCTGATTATATGAAGAGTATATCAAGACACGAACCAAGAGATTATCAAGTAGATGCTGTACATGATGCTCTAAGAT